TTTTGGGTACTACTTGGGCGGGTACGCTTACCTATGAAATTACCCCTAATGAAGTTCGCTATAAGGTTGAGTTGCCCTTAGATACTGAAACAGGCAGAAAAGTAAAAGCATTGGCCGAGCGTGGCGACTTGCGAGGTAATAGCTTTGAGTTTATGCCAGCAGAAAACGGTATGCTTTGGCGTGAAGAAGTTGAAGACGGAGAAAAAGTAAACATCGTGACCATCACCCAATTTGAGGGTGTTTACGATTTTGCTCCTGTTATGCGTCCTGCTTACCCTGACACCAACGATAGTATATCAGTTTCAAAGCGCACATTAGACAGCTTTAACGAGTTTCGGGCGCAACTGGAAAAGCCTACTCCTGATGAAGGAACACAAGAGCCGCAGGAAGATAAGCAAGACAATGAAGATGAAAAAGTTCTTCGGAAATTAAAATACAGAATTGACTAAAGATTACTTATTAACAGCGAAAACAAATGAAAAGAAACCTAAAATTCGTCCGCGATTTAATCGGCGAGACAATTCAAAAGCGTAACGCTCTTGTTGAAAAGCAAGAAAACGCCACTGCGCTAACTGCCGAAGAGGTGGCGCAGTTTGACATTTATCAAACAGAAATTACCTCATTGCGTGATGAAGAAAAGCGTCTTTTGGTATTGGAAGAAACCCGTTCGTTTACCCCAAACACTGGCGCAAATGGCAACACGGATTTTTCTCCTAAAGACGAAAAAGACTTTAGCAAGTTGTCTATCCTTCGCGGCTTGCAGCTTTTGGCAAACAACAAGCAATTAGATGGCGTAGAAGCAGAAGTTGACCAAGAAGCCCGTAAGCAAGCAAGAGCGCAAGGCGTAGAAATGACAGGTACATTTAACGTTCCTTCAAACCTTCGTGGCCAAACGGCAACAGGCCAAACGACGACTGCGGGCGACCAAGGGGGGCTTATTGTTCCTACGGAAATTAACGGCCTTTTGGGTGATTTGTGGGATAAGAACTTTCTTTCGGAGGTTGGCGCAACTCGCTTTGCAAACTTGATGGGTACGCAAAAATTCCCTGTGCAAATCACCAAGCCAACTATTCAGGAAAAAACAGAGATTGAGGCTATTACTAATGACGAGGTATTGTTCTCTGAGATTACAATGACTCCTAATCGTCGTGGTACTCAAATCCCAATTTCACGCCAATTGCTTGCTAATTCTACGCAGGATATTCAGGCATTTATCTTGAATCAAATCCGTTTGGCTTTGGACAAAAAATTGAATCAAGACGCTATTACCGCACTTTTGGCCGCTATTGTATCTGGTAACGGAAACTTGCTTGCCGCTGGTACAAACGGTTTAGCCCCTACGTATGACAATATGGTTTTGTTAGAAACAACCGTAGCCAACGCCAACGCGGATAACGCATCTTTGCGCCACTTGATTAACCCCAAATTGCGCGGTAAGTTAAAAACAACTCAGCAATTTGCTTCTACTAACGGTGTGCCTATTTTCAAGGATAGCGTTATCAATGATTATCCCGCAATTGTAACAAACCTTGTGCCTTCTAACCTTACAAAAGGTACTGCCAACGGTGTTTGTTCGGCTCATATTTTTGGTGACTTTTCTTACTTGTATGTGGGTATGTGGGGCGGTATGTCATTCACAGTTGACAATATCACCTTGGCATCTACTGACCAAGTGAAGATTGTAGCAAACGCCTATTGGGATGTTGAAGTAGCGCGTACTGCCGCTTTTGCAGGGTACAAAGACTTCTTAACTGCCTAATAACAACATTCCCCCAATTCTCTAAGGGTTGGGGGAATACTTAAAACTTTATAACAGCAATGAGGAAAGTATTTTCAGAACCAGTTGACGCAACTTACGAAGCAGCATTAAGCATTGAAGAGCTTCGTGAGTGGACGCGCACGACTGAGGACGAAATATCCGACGCAACGCTGTTAAAACAAGGATTGGCCGCTTTGCTCTATGTAGAGGCTAAATCACGGGTAGTGCCACAGTACCGACTCTATACTTTATCCCTTTCATTGTTTTGTGATTTTGAGATTGACAGATACCCATTTGTAGGCATTGAAAGTGTTGAATACTACGACCAAGACAATGCACTACAAGTATTGGGTAGCGGCAATTATACGGCTATATCTTACTCAAAGGTGGATAAGGTGTTGAAGTACACTTCAACGACATTGCCCACACTCTATGACCGTGAGGACGCGGTAAAAATTACGTTCAGGGCGGGTTATTCACCCGAAACTTTACCCGCTAACATGGCGGAGGCGGTACGGCACTTGGTAATGCACTGGTATAACAACCCAGACAGTCCAAAGCATGAAGCCCCTACGTTGGTGGATGATATTATCAGAACTTTTGCCTTAGACGTATTCGCATGAAATGGAAATTAGATAGGGTAATCACTATTGAAAGCTATACCGTAACGCGTGACGGTATGGGGCAAGAGGTAAAAAGCTGGACTACGTGGAAAACTTGCTACGCTGAAAAAGTTGAAGCAATTGCTACTTATCGCAAGGAAGAAGACTATCTAAAAAACCAGTTGGTAGCAGAGGCGGCAGTAGCTTGGAAAATACGCAATATAGGCACTCCTACTACTTTGATGCGGATTATTGACGATACAGGCACGGTTTACGACATTGAGCGCGTGGATGAAATTGGGAGGCGTTTAGGCTGGCAATTAAAATCAAGACGGAAAGAATGAAAAAGATTAAGATCGAATTTATCAAAGACCACGAAGGGCAAGGCAAGAAAGTAGGGGAGTTTGGAGAGTATGAAGAAGGAATAGCTAAACACCTTATTAGATTCGGATATGGCAAGGAAAGTGGATTACAGCGACCTTCAAAATCTGGAAAAGAAGTACAAACGGATGGCACAGAGTAAGCAAGGGCTTACGTCAAGAAAGATAATGAAGCAAGCCATTAAGCCCACTTTGGACGTAATGGAAAGATTAGTGCCACAACCTGGAAATAGCTACGGCTATGCTACGGGGGCATTAAAAAAGACGCTTAGAACAAAAGTAGTGCGGGATTCTCCCTATGAAATTAAAGGGTTGGTGGGGTCTGGAAAGAAAATGGTAGCAGGTAAGTGGAACGCTGGCAACAGAGCGCACCTGTCCGAAAAAGGGCCGATAACTGGCAAAAGATTTTGGAGGCACAAACCGTTTGCAAAACCTGCCGAAACGCAAACAAAGGATTTGGTTGAGCGACGATTGGGAACGGGGGTAAACGCCTCAATGCAAGAGGAATTTAGGCAAGAGCAATGATAGAAAAAGCCATATACGCACTATTGACCAACGATGCTACCATACAGGGGTATATTGGTACAAGGGTATTCCCTTGGCCGATACCACAGGGAGCGATTGAGCCGTCGGTATGCTACATGGTAGATGAAAAGCCCATTCAGTACTGCGACAACGGCAACGGTATTATTTACAACGAAGTAGCAATAGCGGTTTTGAGTGAAAGCCTACTAACGGCTGAAACCATTGGGGTAGAAATAAAAAGAGTGCTAAACTTTTATAGAGGCACTGCGGGGGGCGTGGTAGTACACCATATTCGCCTAATGAACGGAGAAAATGACTTTGACGAAGAGGCTCGTATGCACTTTGTCAAGCAGGTATATCAAATGACTATTTTAACCAATTAACAGCGATGGCAAAAACACTGGCCGAAGAAGGCGTAAGCATATTCATTTACGTCAAAGTAAGTACTGCTTGGATTATGGTAGGTTGTGCAAACAGTATTACCGAAGATGAAACCTCAAGCGAAATTTCAGTCAATTGCGACAACAACGGAGTTGACCCTTTGAAATTTTACGGCACAAGAGAGAAGAAAATCACTCTTGGGGGTGTGTATTTTATCTACGACAATACGGATGAAGCTACTAACTTCTCTATTGCCGATTTTCGTGGAGCAATGCGCGCAAAGACGAAATTAGACGTTCGTATTGGGGCGGGTATTACTACTGGCGATAAAGGCCAAGAGTACACAGGTTGCATGATTTCGTCTATCAACGTAGCCCACAAGAACGGGGATGCTTCTACTTACAACATTGGATTGGGTGCTGACGCAGTAGCCGACTATACCGCAGCTTAATTATGCAAAAAACAATTGAAGTAGCCAAAGGGGTTAAAGTCCCCTTGGCTTTTACCATTGAAGCCTTAGAGGACTTCTGCGAAGAAACCGAAACGGGCTTGCCTTATATCTACTATACTCTGGTAAGAGGGAAAGGCCAGTTTAAGACGGCAACCCGCTTGCTATACCACGTTGTAAAAGCAGGGTTTGAGGACTTAGGCGAAAAAATGCCTTATAGCCTTACCCAAGTTGAAGGGTGGTTAAAAGGCACAAAAGGGCCAATCAACTACCCATTGCTTTCGTCGTTTGTTGCGGTGGCTTCACAAGTGTTACTTTCTTCTAACCAAGAGGAAACACAGGAGGAAATAGCCGAAGAACAGGCCGAAGAAACAAAAAACTAACAACCCCGTGGACGTGGTACAGACTAAAGAGTTTTGTCTGCGGGGAGTTGGGGTATAAACCTTGGGAATACAAGCGACTTCATTGGGCGGATGTGTGGTGCATTATTGAAGGCTACAATACAAAAGTTACCCGTGAACGTGGAATGATGGCGTATTTCTTTCGGGAGCAATACGCACTAACCTATAATATCAATCGTGGCGAAAATACTCCCGCCATTTCAGGAGAGGAAGTTTACCCATTGCCTGACGATAAACCGATAAAGTCGAAACTACCATCGGAGGAATTAATAGCCAAAGCGCGAGAGGCCGCTAAACGAATGAACCAGCAAAAAGATGGCAATTAATATAAAGTTTACCGCGCAAGAAATTGAAGTTATCAACTCCTTAAAAAAACAGGGAGAGGCAACGGCTGCGTTGGTTCAAAAAAATATTGAATTAGCCCAATCTTATTCAAGAGCAGACGCGGAAGGTAAGTTTTGGTCAAGAGGCTTAGAGAGGCAACGTAAAGAAATGGCTTTCTTTAAGAAGGATGTTTCTGACGTTGCCTCTACGCTTATTGGTATGCAGTCTGGCGCGTTGGGTGGTCTGGGTGGCGCAGTAGGCGGTTTAGGTGGTGCGGCTATTGGTGCAGGATTAGACGGGCTACTTGCCGTTGGAAAAGAAATATCGGCCACAACCGAAAGATACAACCGCCTTCAAATAGCCTTAGATACGGCCACGGGTAGCACTATAAAAGGTGCGGAGGCTTTTTCTTTTGTAACTTCCCTTGCAAGACAAACGGGTCTTAGAATTGACGACTTAGCAGATTCTTACAAAGGATTTTCGGCAGCTTCGAGAGGTACTAAATTAGAAGGCAAAGAAACCGAAAGGATTTTCACTTCGATTGTAAAGGCTGGGTCGGCAATGATGCTATCCAATGAGCAGGTTAAAGGCTCGTTGTTGGCGGTATCGCAAATGATGTCTAAGGGCAATGTTCAGGCCGAAGAATTACGGGGGCAATTATCAGAACGTCTTCCTGGGGCTTTCAATATTTTGGCGCAAGAAATGGGCGTAACTACTGCCCAACTCAACGACCTGTTAAAAGCGGGTGCGGTGTTATCGGAAGATGCTTTACCCAAACTTGCTCAAGGTCTTGATAAAATTTCCAAAGACTCTTACGCCAAAAACTTAGAAACAACTACTGGCGCAATGAACAACCTTAGAAATGAGGTTGATTTAATGCTTACATCTTTTGGTAGGGAGTCTAATATTAACGGTTTTTTTGCCTCTATTCTTAATGGTGCAGCGAGCGTAGTTAGAGGTGGGTATTTGGAGAGAATAGCAGATTCAGTTTTGCGAATATCTCCAGTAGGTATAGTTTATAACGCATTTGATGCTAAATCAAGATACGATAAGGGTCAGGATAAATATAGAAAAATAACAAAAGTAGAGGCAATTAAGGAAGCCTCGGGAGCCAGTCTTACCAGTCAAAAGAAACGGCTTGATGTGGATTATAACCGCATGAAGTTTTTAGACAAAGCCGCAGACCCTAATAATAATATTGCTGCAAATAGTCAGCAATTAGAATCTTACAAGCGTGAGCGCGAGGCAATAAGGGTAAACTATACTTTAAGAAAGCAAGCCTACGAAGGGGAAATAACCCAACGGCAAACAGCAAAAAAAGCCGCGCAAGAAAAATTAGGATTGGGGGCAAAAGAGCTGACCCAATTAAAAGATATAAACAAAGAAATTGACAAAAACAGGACGCTATTAAATGACCTAAAGAAAAAAGACCCTACTGGCTTTACACGGAGCAAAGAAGGTATTGCTTTGATGGAGAAAATCGGCAGACTCAACAAAGAGAAAGCCGACTTGGAAGCATTTGGCAAACTTGGTAAACCCTCAACAGGGGAGTCGGAATTTGAAAAACAACTTCGTAAAGAAAACAAAGCGGGGGAGGATTTATTTAAAGTACGGCTTGCAATGATAAAGCAAGCACGTCTTGATGCTGAATTGATTGCTAATAACCCTGCCGCTTTTAGTAACAGTCCTATTGGTAGTCCTTCGCAAGTTTTTGGAAAAGGTGTTGCTACTATACAAACTGGTGGAGGTAGCGAATTGTTGGCAAATGCCATTCAGCAAGATAGATTAGATAAAATGGTTTCGGTTGTTCGTCGTAAAATGCTCGACAAAATCGAAGGGCTTGTTTACGATATAAATACTGGACTAACCAAAGAAGTTATTGATTTAAGTAAAATAAAGATAAAGCCCGTAGAGCCGCAGTTTATTAATGATTTTGATAAAAGCGTCAAAGGGTCAGTCCAAGCTATTGAGAAGTATTTTACTGACTTAGGTGGTGTATGGGAGGCCAATGCAGCAATATTTGGTGATATAGTCGGCAACGGAATAGGAAGTGCTTTACAAAATGGCTTTGCTGGACTTGGGACGGCAATTGCCCAAGGAGAAAATCCATTTAAGGCGTTTGGTGAAGGGCTTGTTCACGCCTTTGGGGATATGTTGTTGCAAGCGGGACAGATAATGCTTGCGCAGGCTGGTCTTATGTTGGGTGCGTCTATTTTAAGTGGTGGGGCATTGAGTCCGTTTTTTGCTAAAACAGCAGCAACGGGCGCAGCTCTGACTACGGCAGGGGCGGCTATTAAAGCCGTAAAATTTGCGGATGGCGGTATTGTTTCTGGCCCCACTTTCTCGATGACGGGAGAGTATAGAGGCGCGAAAAACAACCCCGAAGTAATAGCCCCTTTGAGCAAGTTAGGGAATTTGTTTACACCCTATTTTCAGAGGGCTGTCAACATGGGTAGATACAATAGCCCACAATTGGCAACACAGGCAATCAATACACAAACCAACGTGTATTTTGGTAACAAAGTGCTATTAACGCAGATTGACAAAGCAATAGTTAAAAGAAGACGCATTTAATGGCCTACGGACAAAAATATAGAGGTTACTTTATTGCTGAAACAGGCGCAACCCGCGAAATTGCTATTTACGAAGATGGCTATACGGGCGATGTTGTTACTATTACAGCCTATAATGAGCCTAATTTAGAATGGAATGGCAGCGGCAAAAAAGTTGCGGGGGTAGTAGGGCTAATCTGTACGTTTCAGTTTCTTCATACAAGTACTTTTAATGTAGAAACGCTATTCAATGCTAATCCACGTCATTACAAAGCAGAGGTAATAGACGGGGGTACTGTGCTTTTTTCGGGCTGGCTTCAAAGTGATTTGGCAAAGGATATTTACGCGGCAGAGGACAGGACGCGGATATTTGAAATATCGGCCACGGATGGATTAGGCGACCTTGCGGATATTGATTTTAAAGCACCTGACGGGAGTATCTACAAAGACCGCGAATCCGTAAGGGCGTTTTTGCAATACGCGTTTAATTTAACGGGCTTAGGGCTAAACACCGTTACGTCTGTGCTATTGTTTGACAGCTATATGTCAAATAGCGCAAACGCAATTAACCAAGTACAGATAGACCCCAAAGCGTTTATTGAAGATGAAAAAACCGTTTCGGTACGTGAGGTTTTAGAACGATTGTGCCAAACGTTTTATGCGTGGGCATACCAACGCAAAGGTAAATGGCATTTCATTTGCATTGACGCTTTTAAGAGTGCTACGCCTACGGCTTACGAGTATCTGCCTAATGGTAATCAGGTATTTACCACAACGGTTTATACTAATAGAAAATTAATCAATAGTGATGGCACGTATGAATCAATAGGGCAAACCGTTCCTATTCGCACCCAATCGCAGTTAAACAATTCTATTGTGTGGGTAGAAGAACCTGCACAAAAAACCAAGACTCGACCCATAAAGCGGCTGGAAGTAGCTTATGACTACGGGCGAATGAAAAGCCAAATTAACGGCAACTTTTTTGGAGGTGATACGACGGGTTGGGTGTTTGGTGGTAGTATTGATTACGCACTCGTTCAAAGCGACGATAGTATTGGTAGCTATATGCTCAGGATTAGAGGCGCGGCAAAGAAGGACGATTTTACGCCTACCGTACCCCCTACTGCCTTAAAAACACCTGACCATTTAACAACATCTTCGGCATTTGGCTATGATGAAAAATACGCTTCTACTTATTTTGAAATAAAGAAAAGCGAGTCGGTAAAGTTGGAGTTTGAATACTTGGCTACTGAACACACTGACGTTAAAATTGCAGTAGTATTTACCTACAAAGACTACAAAGGCACAGAGAAAACAACCAGTAATTTATACGATGATTTATCAACGATAGATTACGACGGTTTGGGTTCAGATGGAAAATGGTATGGAGCGGAGAAAGTAAAAGGAGGAAAACAAGTACGGCACTTACTGGTAAAAAATGTAGCTACAAACGCTTCGGGCGACGCTGTAATAAAGCAAAATTGGGAAACATACAGTATTGAATCAGCCGATGGCGCACCCGCTGACG